CTTCATTGAAATCACTTTCGAGCATTTCTTCTATGATTTCATCCGAGTCAATCAGGCCTTCCTTAACGCCAAGCTGATACGGGAATCCGCAGATGAAATTCTTTCTGCGCGGATCCAGCATGGACTTGAACGTATCAATACACTTGTCATAGCTCCAGTGGTCTGCGAAGAACGCGGATGACAGGTAAATCGTCTTGTTCAGTTCACGCGCCTGCATCGCTTTGCGCTCTTCCTTAGACAGTTCCTCATACTTCGGCATACGCTTCTGCGTCAGGAACTTACGGAGAACCTTATCAATGGTTGTCTTCTTCACCATGCGGAACTCGTCGACCAGCAACAGATTCGCCCTGTTGGATCGCGCGTTGTCCGTGGCGGAAACGACCTTCATAAAGCTGCCGTTCTTGAAAACAATAATGGCGTTTGTGTTGTTGATCTTGGATTCTTTCTGGTCGATCTCAAGCGCAAGCTCCGGCGATCTCGGTATCAGCTCAAGCTGAACCTTTTCCAGAACCTGTATCGCCTGCCCCTTGGTGCCGGACGCGATCACGATCTTCGTCCCAGGCCAAAGGATGCATCGGATCACACAAAAAATGGCTGTCAGAAACGTCTTGCCGAGTCCGCGAGCTGCTACAAACATAAAAATGAAGTAGTAGTTCATCAGAATCAGCAGGATTCGCTGAAACAGCCTTAAATCCAAATGCAGGTAATCTCTCGCAAACAGATGCGGATTTCGCCGGTAAAATGCGGCGTCACGCACTGCGTTGTTCCAGATTGTCTCATATCTTGTCATTCGGCATCACCGTCGTTTTCGCCGAATAAATCGATGATAAAGTCGTCGTCGTCCTCGTCTGCGATGTCTGGCCGCTCGATCTTGAACTTCGCGATTTCGTCATCGTACATCTTTGTATAGATATTCTTGATGCCGAGCATCTTGCCGATATGTCCGAGGAACCATGTATTGATGTACCGGATGATTCCGGCTGAATCCTTCATGTCCTCGTCCTCTTCAGGCAGCGGACGCTTATCCTCCCAGCGCTTGATCCATACGCCCATCGGCGTTGTCTCAAGCCCGAGCGCGTCATCGTCCTCTACCTGCTGTTCCGGCGTGATGTTCAGCTTTCCCATGATGTCGTTGATTACGCGCTGCGCCGCTTCGATACCTTTGCCTGCCGCCATATTCTGAACGACATTGACTTCGGCAAGGCACAGCTGCTTGTACAAACCCTCCGTGCCGTCATCAAGCGGCTTCGTGAGATTGCGCGTCCAGCGCTGGTAGCGTAGATTCAGATCCTGATACACTTCCGGCGTCAGCCCGCTTCCCCAGAACAGGATGGTCTCCGAGTTGGGCTTTGGAGCGGCTCCCGGCAGCGTTACGATCTGTTTCTCTTCTTTCGCTGGTTCCTCCTTGGCGGGAGTTTTCTTCGCGTTTGTCGGGATATCAAGTTCGGCAAGATGCTCTTCATCGAGCGTATCGTCGAATGTTTTCCCGTTGTATCTGGATAAGTTGAGTTTGCTGATATAGGTTCTGATCAGTGTTAATCCGTTGTTCTTGTCGCCCTTCGCAACCATCTCGTAAAGGACGGGGCTCCAGTACAGATCACAGATCATGCACAACCGACGCAAAGCATCCGCCTCGGACGTCATCCGGCCTTTATAGCGGTCGAACAGTTCGTCTACACAGGCATAACAGATCGGAACGTATCCGTTGTTCTCCCTGTACAGCGGGCTGAACGAGAAGGGGAACACACCCTTCTGTTTCCCGTGTTCCCTGCCGCAGCGTGTGCATTTGAATACGGAAGGCGCCTTCCGTGCCATGACCGAGTTTGTATATCCGTTGCCCTTTGCACGGATCTTACTTGTCTTTGGCAAGCTCAGTATTCATAGCCCTCAGCTGCGCGCTTCAGCGACAGCCCAGGCTTAAACTTTACTTTCTTATGAGGCGCAACGGTCTCAGCCTTTCCGGTCTGGATGTTCATGATCTTCTTCGGCTTCGTCTCGATTGTGCCAAACGTTCCGAAACCGATCAGCCGGACTTCTTCGCCGGCCCTGACCGCCTCATAGATAACGTCAAGGATATCGCCGAGAATAACAGCGCTGTCCTTTTTCGTGTAGCCCTTATCAGCAAGACGGGTGATGAAATCAGCCGTCGTAACAACTCCGTTTGAACTATTCAAAACAATCCCTCGCATTCTTTATTTACAGTTCGGAAAAGCCCTTCCGCTGCGGCGCGTTGATCTCGCCGTTGGAGAAGTACATTCCGATAGATTCGTCCGCGTCAATATCCTTGTAGACGTTCACCATATCGGCGCTTTCCCATGCCATAATGGACTGGATCACGCTGTCGGGGATCCCGGCGCGTGAAAGCTCTGTGGTGAAATAATGCCGCAGACTGTGAAAATAGAAATTACGTCCTGTGAGTCGCTGGAGCGTAAGCGCCCAGCTGTCCACATTGCTCTTTCGGATCTGTTCCTTCGGATCGTCAAAGCGCGGGAACAGCCATTCGCTCTCGATGCCGTTCTCTTCGCGGTACTTCAGCCACCGATCCAGATATGGCTTGAACTTCTTGGCGAGCGTATAGCAGTTGATGCTCTTGCCGCCCCCGCGACCTTTGCTGAGAATCGGCGAGCTCTTGTACAGCGCGCCGTCGCACACCAGCTTGTCGTCTGAGAAATCGCTGACACGGAACCTGCAAAGCTCCGCTTTGCGCCTGCCAGAGAACATCGCCAGTGCGACGAAGCACGCCATACCGTATTTCCCGAGTTCTGTCAGCTTATCAAGCAGATCGTTCAGCTCCGACTCCTCCCATACGGTCTTTTCCCGTACGGGATTCTGCGGCGGGCTTTCAATCTTGTGAATGATGTTCCGGAAATTCGGATACTCGTCGTCACACACGTTCTCAATGTAATTGGACAGCGAACTCAGCGTCGCCTTGATGCGCCGCACGCGGGCAGAGCTGTTCTTGTTGACATTGATCAGGTAGTTCTGGAACGCAACCACGTCGCGCTTTGTCCAGTCGACGAATGATTTGTTTCCGATATTTTTCAAGCACCATACAAAAGCAATCTTCAGGTCGCTCTTATATACGTCAATGGTGCCTTCGCTCTTTTTACCGGATCGCAGATAATCCGCAAAGTCGTCCATGAGCCTGATATTCTCAGGGTTCACCTGAGACAGAGACTCGGCGTCTGTGATTTTATTATGTATTGTTTTGCGTGCCACTCAGGCAACCCCCTTTCGTCCAAGCTCCATTGCCAGCCGGTCTGGGCCATGGTGGATAACCAAAGCCGCAGCCCAGAGGCATATATGTTCAATGGACTTATAAAGCTACGTCATATGTGCATTCGATCCCGTCCTCAGACACGACGCACACCAGCTGCTCCGGAGCGCCGTAGATGCGCTTCGATACGCAGTAGTCATCCATTCCGAGGAAGCTGCCGGCCATCACCGTCTTGATGCCCTGCACACAGTCGACTTTATTATGATGCAGATGTCCTGACAGCACAGCGTACACCGGACGGCGTACCATCGTCTGCAGTGCCTGCACCTTCGCGTCTGATCCGTCAAAGTCGCCGTGGACTCCAACGTATGTCTTTCCGCGAATATCGATCATATAGATCGTCGGATCCACGCGGATGCCCGCGCCGATCTCAACATTTTCGAAAGTCTGAAGTCTTGCCTTCAAGTACCACTCCACAAGGTCGTCCAGCCGTTCGCCGTTGATCGCCATATCCTTGTTTGGATTGATCCGGCTGTGGTTACCGGGAACGCTGACGAACTTCACTGTATTGAAGTACTTGGAGAGCTCCGCGATGAAATGGGCGATCAGTTCTGATACGCCGATAATCTGCTCAATCACATTCTCCTTATTGCTCACGGCAATGGAGTAATGGATGTTACCGGAGATCTGGTCACCGTTGCACCAGATGATACAGTTCTCGACATCCGTCTCATTTGCAATCTTGATGATCCGCGCCAGATATTTCTCGAACATCTCGCGGCAGATATCTGAATTGTACTGATGCCAGTAATTGTTGATATTCGCTCCGTAGTGAATATCGTTCAGGCTGACCAGCAGATCCCTTTCGGAATAGCTGACGAGCCCCGGTTCATATGTAAGCTGAGGAAGATTGCCGCTGTTGACGGTGGAAGTGATGATGTCGTTAAGCTCTTCCTGACGGGAGCGCTCGCGGATCAGTTTGGATAAAGCGTTGCGCTGATCGTAGAACTTCTGTTGTTCCTTTTTCAACTCCAGCCGCTTCATCTCAATATTGTCCAGCACGTCGGTGTTTCCGCCCGCGTACGCCTGTATGCCTTCCTCGTCCATCAGCTGCAATGTTTTCAGGCTGCCGTACATCATCTTCCGGGCGTTATCGCCGGCATAGTCCTGACCGTACAGCATGGGTGCGAGCTCCGAATAGTCGATGTCCGCAAGTGTCTTGTCCACAAGCTTCCCGTAAACAAGCCGCTTATGGAACTCCAGATTACTTTCGTCCTTTCGCTTTTCCAGCATAGTGCGCGCCACCTTTCCGAGGGGCGCACCGACCAATCAGTATCATCGCTCTCGGAGTTTCCTCAACGTAGTACTTGTTTGCGGTACGCCTGATGTGAATGTCCGGATACTTCTCCCGGATCTTGTCTGCTTCGCTTCTGTCGATTTGAATCATTTATAAACTCCTTTAATACGATTTGGAGTTCGCAGGTCATGACCCCGCATTCTCCATAAAAACAGGAACCAGACGCATCCGGTTCCCATAGGCGGACTCCGAAGAGTGTCGCCGCAATTCCGAAATGAAACCGGAAATCATGCAGGCATGTCTTCCGGCGATCGCGGGCCTCGCAGGTGTCCGCAACCTGATCACTCAAAAGAAAACGACCGGCTTCTGTAAGAGCAGTCGCGCACACGGTATATAATGTGTGTGTACAAGTGCTCGGATGGAGCTCTTCCGGCGAACGCCGCCGTTATCTCCCGGTCTGCCAATGGTGGACTTTCGCAGATGCGCCGGCTTCCACCATGCCTAAGTCCCTATTACGCGTTCTGGGCTGTATCGCTGTAGCGACACGGTTTTGTTTTTATCGGACTCGCCCCATCTTCCTCCGGGGGATACCTCATGCGACCGTGCGACAGCAACCTCGCGCCTCCGGGCGGGCTTGTAAGAAACGCATACTCGAAGTAACTTCAAATCGTCCCGAATATTTGGTCGAGGTATTCCTGAAAATGAAACACAGCTTTCTTTCACAGTTTCCCGCTGAGATGACTTTTGGTAAGCTGCCACCATCGTTCGCCTCCGCCGTCACTGAAGTCATCCCAGCTCGGCTTCGCAGGCATTGAAGGCATCCGTTTAACGTGTAGAGTGCTCCACGGCTGCATAAAGATCGTGGGGTGTGCAGTCGCCTGTCGGATATTCATCCGCGGCTCAATCACACGCATGCCTGGTAAGATGTCAAAACAACTTGAATAGCGCTTTGTTTGCGCACGCGGTTGTTCCCGCGAGTGTTCTCCCGTACGGCCTATATTTTCTTCTCGGATTTTAATGCTTTCCTACCCACGAAATTGTCTATGGGCTGGCAGGCGCACCCGCCAGTCAAGTATGCGTCCGCAAACGCATACCCCGATTAGTCGTATGTATAGACGATGGATTTCACCGGGAAACCCTTTTTGTCAACGTACACCTTCAGATAGAAGTCGTCGAACTCCGGGCATTCCACAAACACGAACCTCCGGAAAAACCGGATAACCGGACGCCTCGTTTCAAGATCCTCTGGCGACACAATGGTGTCGAGGTGCTCGTAGATCGTGTCAACGGCGTTCCATTTCACGATTTCTTCATCCCAGTAAGGATTCATTCCGCATCACCTTCCGCAGGAGCCACCTGACAAGCTTCGCAGGGCTCGTCCTCGCTGACGGTTCCTTC